TGACGAAGATCCTCTTGGCCGGGAACATATCCACAGCCCCGAGTTCCTTGCCAGTCCGATCATCCTTGAAATTGGAACACGATTGCAGGATCTTCCAGAAGGCATTGTTCTCTCCGCCGCGGTTGCCATCAACGGACTTGGCCAGGGCTTCATACGACAGCTTGCCAATGTTGTCGGCGCTGGACATAAGGGCCTTGAGGGAGATGGGTTTTGTCCCCTGCTGGTGCCAGTAAACACAGGCCGGAGGTTCCTTCCCCTTATCCCGGAAATAGCCGAGGAGAGTCTCCAGCCCCGCCTCCGTGAAGAGGATGGCGACCTCGAATCCATTGCGCTCTGCCCACTCGCAAAGGGTGCCGATAGCGTAGGTCTTGCCAGTGCCGCCGAGTCCCATGAGGACGACCTTTGGGCCGACCAGCGTTTGCTGGTCCTTGATTGTTGTAACTTCTGTCATATTGCTGCCTCGAAATAGTCTAGGTGAATGTCGAACTCTCTCTGGATTGCCTCCGGGGAGAGTTCGTTAAGGTTGTAGGCAAGCTCGCCGACGAGGAGAGAGCCAGGGATAGTCCAAGGGTCCCAGTGCTGGCGGCAAGCCACGTTCGCTATGCGGAAGGGGTGAGGGTTGCCCTGCCGATCCTGGATGATGGTACGCGCCCAGATCTCTCCGCAGGTGCTGCAGAAATAAGCGCGGCTCATCCACCCCCAGGAGTCGGCGGCCTGGCTAGCATAGCGGAAGGTGCCAAGGTACTGGTCCTCCGCTATTATATACCCAGCGGGCATCAGCAATCCCCTCGCATGAAGGCTTCCCAGCATTGCCCTTCCATCCATTCGACGGGGAGGAGGGGCTGGAGGGAGGCGAGGAGTTCCGGAGTGAGCTTCAGCTCGTTGCCGTCCAGCACGCAATCGAGAATCTCAAACGTGGTTTCTTGCTCGGATTCAGCCGGATAGCAATCTTCCGGAGGGCCGCTCAGTCGCCCAGGGCGGTAGTAACAACGAGAATGGGCCTCGACGTTGCAAAGATAAGTTGTTCCGTCGGCGGCTTCGACTTCGAGCTCAAAGTTCCTGACAATCGTATCGGTAGTCATAGCATCCACTCCCCTGCTTCCGCTGGGTCAATCACGGTTTCTTCACGGAGCACTGGGTCCCAACGGCGACGCTGGAATTGCTGCTCGAGCAGCCGGGAGGGATCGCGCATCTGACAGACGCTACGGAAGGGGCAGCCGCCGTACTCTGCGCAGGAGTGATCCAGGTTGTAGTCAAAGTACCCTTCATCCCAGTTGTCGCGCATCCGGGTAAGATCCCTTCCGAGCTGCGCTTCCCAGCGATCAATCTGCCACTCGGGTCGATAGGTGATGGCTTGCAGGGTGTCATATTTGGTCTTGAGGATGGAGACTCCCCGGACCAAGAACCCATCGAGCTTGATGCCCGCCTTCGCAGCTCCCCAAACATAGCCAGTGAACTGGCTTCGAAGGTCCCACTGGCGAGGCCAGGATGCGCCGAGTTGGCTGGCTGTTTTGTCGTCTTCACCGAGTTTCATTCCTTCATAATCAACCATCATGTCCATGCGGCCAGAGTAGAGCAGCGGCTCCCCGTTGACTGGGTGGTAGATGGTAAGGGGCTCGAGGAAGTTGAACTCGATCCCGCGCTTGCCGCCAGGCAGGGTCATTGGGATGGCTTGATCTTCCCCCAGGCGGTATTGGGAGAAGTAGTACTCCAGTGCTCCGGCGGTTCGCTCGGCGGACTTGGCGCTCTCCGGCGGGCACTCGAAGTTCCCGTAGCTGGTCAGCAGCGCGTGAAGGCCGATGGTGAGGGACTCATCCGGCGACTTGCCGTCGATGTAGAAGGCTGCGCGAGCTTTCTCGATGCCCTCCGCGTAGGCCTTGCCGGCGTGGAGATGCACGGACTGGTCACGCAATTTCCAGTGGTGAAAATACTCGAGGAAGGCTTTACGTCCGCAGGATTTGTACGCGGCCATAAGCGAGCTGTCGATAACGCTAGGAAAGGGAGGGCGGACCATCATTCCCCCGCGTAGGTAAGGGCGAGAAGATTCTCCCGGCGCTCGGCCACCGCGCGGAGGTCTTTGTGGGCTTCCGCCTGGATGGACTGCTCGCGCTCCTTGAGCATTTCCAGAACCGTCGGAATGCAGGATTCGCGGGAAGGCAGCTCGACCTCGATCTGAGCAAGCAACCGCGCTCCCTTACTTGGTTCCACGTCCTCCGTCCGGATGCTGTAATTCCACGGCCAGACAGTCTTGTTGGTCGCCAGACTCTCCTGACCTTCCACTTCCAGATAAATTCTCAGTTTCATCATCTTCTCCATTACTCGCCGGAAACTGCCGGCACAGAATTTGATCAGAGGCCGTCGAGTTCGCTCAGCATGTCGTCGGCTGGCGGTGCGATGGCCTTCTTAGCCGCCGTGCGCTTGGTTGCCTGGGCAGCGATTGATGCCTGCATACGCCCCGCGCGCAGGTGGGTGATGGCTTCTTTCATCTCTTCAAGGGTCAATGTACCTTCGGCGGCCTTCAGGCGCCACGAGGAAATCTTCGATTGCAACTCAAGTGGGATAGGACCGGCCATGTTATTGCTCCAGTGTGTGTTGAAGGGCCGCGATGGCTTCGGGGGTGCCAGTGACGACTGCTCCCCCTGGTTGCGTCCCTGCGTAAGGCGCGAGATCAAGTGCGCGCTGGGAGAAGTATCCCTGCAGCAGGTCGATCATGAACCTGCTATAGGCCCCATGCGGAACTCTGCCTTCCAATTCCGAGTACAGATGCGCGCCCAACTTCGTATAAAGGGGCAGCGGAAGTGCAACATTAAACGGTTGCGAGGGGATCGGGTTTGGACGTTTCATTACAAAGGCTCCACGTAATCTACGATGGAATCTCCGTCTTCTCCAGGCATCCCGACTTCGAAGCCCATGCGAATCCAATGAGACGCAATCAGGAGGGCCAGCAGGTCCTCTGCCTCCCCGTTGAACTCCACGGAGGTCCAGTCGGAATCCTCCAGCGGGTTGGTACTGCGAACGTAAAGAGTAGTAGTCATAGTGGTTGGTTGAGTTGAGCGAGGACGGAGGTGACGGTCGCCGGGGCCAGCTCGGGTAGCACGTCGGTGCCAGCCGGAAGGCGGAGGAGGCTGTCGCCCGCGAGGAAGATCGTTGGCTCAGCCAGCTCAAGGCGGAGGAGCTGGCCATCGCCGAAGTGAGCGGACAGGGGAACGTGCGCAGCGTGGGCCTGGAAGGCAAGGATGCGTAGCTCGGTGGTGAGGGAGAGGACAGTTTGCCACGCGCGCTTGGGCTTCGGCGGGAGGCCGTTGGAGGCGTTCAAGTCCAGGTCAATGTATTCAACCGTCTGGACAGGGGGAGGGGAGTCCTCTCGCACCAGGCGGCGGGCGTCCGCGACTGTCCGATGGCGGTATTCAGTGAAGTTGCCAAGGAGCGTTTCACTCGCTCGGTGAATCAGCGCGACGCCCTTGCCGCGGACCCAGTTGGCAGGGTTGCGATAGATCCCCTGGGTGTCGGGCGGCGCGTCCTGGGGGTCGAGCTTGCTCTTCTCCCGCTTCTTGATGATCTCCGCTTTCTGTCCGCGGAGAGCCGCGCGAGCTTCCTTAAACAGCGCGTCAAGGTCCATTGTGTCAGTCATAAGGTGAGCCCTTCGTTTGAATTATCCGGCGATAATCCGCGCGGATACCATCATTAGATGCACGCTTCCCGCGTTAGTTCCATAGTATTGCATTTATTTATTTTAGGTTGAGCCCGGAGCCACGGAAGGAATTGATGGGAGGGGGCCTTGACAGTACCCCCTCCCTCAACCGCCCTGGGGGGCTCAGAACCCAGGACTCGGAAGCCCGTCGCGCGAGGGGTTTTCCTAGCTGGAATGCCCCCGAAGGGGCCTTAACTGTGTGCAGTAAACTAACTTAAATGCAAGCGTGTATGCTTTCCGCACAGATTTAATATCGTGTGCTTACTTACACCGTACTGTTTTGCTAGGGCAAAGACTGATTCAGTACTTTGTCGGATTTGCAAAACCTGCTCATCTGTAATCTTTTGTGCATTGGACCTTTGTCCCTTTTGCGTATTTACAGAAGACTTTCTTCTCTTCTGAATCATGTCGGCTATGTTATCCGCTTGCGTTCCTAGCCATAAGTGTTCTATGTTAACACAGGCCGGATTATCGCATCGGTGCAGAACAGACAGTCCCTTGGGAATTTCGCCGCGAGCCAGCTCCCAGGCTACTCGATGTGCTCCGCGTTGCTTCGCTCCAATTTTCCCGTAACCGTGCGAATCTTTTGTTCCTTGCCACACGAAGCAGCCGGAGACAGCATCTATTTTGACGTATTTGCCAAGCATGTCCATCTCCGGCCTCCGTTCAGATTTCGCTCAGAGCGGCGTCTGCATCAACTTTGGCAGTTTTTGCCAACTTCGCTTCTTCGAGCGCCTTGATGATCTGGCCGGTTTTCGTGCCAGCGACCCGGAAGGAGTCGTACAAGGCACGCCGGGACAAATCTTTGTCGGCGTCCAATTTCTTTTGCAGGAATGCTTTCACCGTAGCGATATCCTTGCCGGTTGCCTGGCAAATCGCTTGCACAACAATACTGGCACCTGACACGCCGCCGGCTCAACTCGCGCGCCCGGCACCCCATTTGCCCGCTTGGATCAAAGCATTGAGGTCATCAATGGCCAGAACCATGTCGTCTTCGCTCAGCGGCTTATCCGCCGTGGTGGCGAGTTCATCCCCGAACTTCTGCTCGCCGCCGTGGCCAGCGAACTGGGCCAGGAGGACCAGCGGCAGCGGCATCGTGCGCGTCTCGCCGTTGCGGAAGTCCATACGGATGCTGATGGCGCCCGCGGAGATTTGCATCACGTCGCCCTCGATAGCGATCTTGCTCTCATCAAGCACCGTTTCCTTGTTCACCTTGCGCTTGCCAGCGAACTGGACAGTGCGACCGTCCGTCATCTGGACTTGGGTGTATTCCGTCTTGCTCTTGCTCGCAGTCGTTTGCTCTTCAGCCATGAAAATGCTCCAGTTATCGTAGCCCTTTGGAACGGCGGCTTACACTTCCGTCTTGGTGGACAACCCACACGAGAGAGGGGACGATGATCCCCTCCCGCTTGGGGGCT